CGCTGAGCCAGAAGCAGACCCTAGAGCAGGTCGTCAAGCAGAGCTAGAGAAGCAGGTTGCGCCAAATCGTTCCGCTAACTCCGTGGACACGAAGAAGGTCGGTAAAGACGTAAAAGTTTACTCAGAAAAAGAGATAAACCGAGCGTGGGACCGTATCCGGAATCTGAACACGAAGGGTCAGTATGACGAAGCGGCTAAACTTGAAGCCGAATTGACCGCTGCGTATATCGAAGGCCGTGTACGAATGTAAACGTGCTAACGAGTAAGCAGCTGTTAGTAACAACTTGAACCTAATAGGAGGCCACAATGGCTGCTGTATTCCCCGTTGTAAGCTCTGGTAGCTTTGACACCACCCCGTCTTATTCAGGCGGTTTTATCCCACAACTATGGTCGAACAAGCTAAACGCTAAGTTCTACGCCAACACTATGATGACTGAGATTGCCAATACCGATTGGGAAGGCGAGATCAAGAACCAAGGTGATACGATTCGTATCCGTACTGCACCATCAATCACTATCAATGATTATGCAGGCGCTGGTACTACACTTACTTCTGAAGTTCCTGCACCGATCTACCAAGACATGCAGATCAACAAAGGTAAGTACTTCAGCGTTCAGGTCAACGACGTACTAGCGCACCAAGCGGACATGGACTTGATGAACATGTTCACCGACGACGCAGCGAAGCAGTTGAAAATCGAAATCGAAAACGAGTGTTTCTTCAACTGGTTTGTTACTGAAGGTTCTGCCGCTGCAAACGCAGGTGCGACAGCAGGTGCAAAATCAGGCGCGTACAACTTGGGCACAGACACAGCCCCAGTAGACCAAGCGACACCAGCAAACGTTCTAAACACAATCCTAGCAATGTCTTCAGCGCTAGACGAACAGAACGTCCCTGAAAGTGACCGTTGGTTGATTATGACTCCACGTGATCGTAACTTGCTGATGCAAACAGACATCGCGCAAGCGTACTTCACAGGCGATCAGTCAAGCATCGTTCGTACAGGTAAAATCGGTCAGTTGGACCGCTTCACTGTGTACGTGTCTAACCTTCTACCAAAAGGTCAAGCAGGCAAGGCGCTTGTTGACGGTCAATCTGCAACATCTACAGGCGCGACTCTTGCAGACGCGAAAGCACGCCGCACAATGATGGCAGGCCATAAATCAGCCGTATCCTTCGCATCGCAGATCAGCAAAACTGAGCCTCTGCGCAACCAGACAGACTTCGGCGACATCGTCCGTGGTCTAGCAGTGTATGGACGCAAAGTTGTAAAAGACGACGCTCTAGTAACTGCTATCGTTGGCTCAGCCAGCTAAGTCTAACAGAGAGGGGGTAACCCCCCTCTCGCCGCGATAGGAGGGACGTTATGGACGTTTACCAACTTGTGAAAAAACTTGGCGGTGAGATTGTCGGTAGTAAAGGCCGCGTCATGGTTGACGGTGAGCGCGTACTTGTTGCTGAAATTATCAAGGGCGAGTTCCAGCTAAACGAAGCAGGAGTTCAGTTAGCGGAGAAGCACCGCGAGCCTGAGAAGAAAACAACCGCGAAGAAGACGACGTCGAAACGCACTCGCGCACGAAACGTGGATGGCACACTGAAAGCAGATGACCCAAGCACGCCTGATGTAAACGAGGCTTGGACCGATGGCGACAGTTAAGGTTATCGACATCATTCGCCGTGTGGAGTTCGTACTTCAGGATACTAACGTTCGTTGGCCCCGCCTCGAATTGCAGAACTGGATTAACGAAGCCTACATGGCGATTACTTTGTTGCGCCCGGATGCGAGCGCAAAGACAGGTACTTTTACCTGCGCAGAAGGGTCTCGTCAGGTTCTGACAGACCAGTTTTCTTCAGCGATCCGACTACTAGACGTGACACGGAACCTCGCTGCGACGTCTACTAAAAAGGTTGTTCGGGTGGTGAGCCGCAGTGTTCTCGACGATCAGAAGCCCACATGGCACTCTGAAACGGCGTCTGTGAACATTCAGCACTACACATACGATACCAGACAGCCGAAAGAGTTTTTTGTTTACCCACCAGCGACTACAGCGGCGCAGCTTGAAGTTGTTTACGCTGACGTACCGGGCACACACTCGCTGTCTGAGTCTGATTTAGACCCAACAGGCTCTAACACAGAAGTTATTTTGATCGACGACATCTACATGTCTCCGATCCTCGACTGGGTTTTATACCGAGCTTACTCAAAAGATGCAGAGTACGGAGCCAATGAGGCACGTGCAGTAGCGGCGTATCAAGCGTTCAACTCGGCTCTAGGAGCCAAAACACAGGTTGACGCAGCGGTAGCCCCAGTAGCATCAGTCGGAGGAACCTAAGATGGCAGTAGCGTGGGATAGTTTTTACCCTTACATACAACCCCACGTGCCGGGTTGCCCAGAAATCGTTATTCAATCGCACCTGCAAGAAGCTGCTGCCGAGTATATCGGGCGGAGCGAGTTGTGGCGGTTTGATATTGAGAACGATTTTACCAGTAAAAACACGCCAGACTACGAAATTGACGTCCCGACGGGCGCGGTTTTGGAGAATGTGCTCGTTTTATACTTAGATGGACAGCCGCTGAAACGCGTGACAGATCGGCACTTTTCGCTGCCGAACACTGTCGGCAACGCCTCTCCTTCTCACTATACGATCTACCAAGACACCCAGATTAGATTTTTTCCCACTCCGGACAAGAAATATACGTTCTCAGGCGTAGGCACGCTGAAGCCATCACTGGCAGCGACAGGGGTTGAGGACTTTATCTTCGAGACGCACGGGCGCTCAATCGCATGTGGAGCGATCTACAAGCTGACGTCAGTTCCCGGCAAAGAATGGACGAACCCCGAAGCAGCTATGTACTACAAGGGCGAGTTCTACAGACACATGGACGAAGCCAAAGGCCGTGACACACGTCGCGTTAATTTGCGCGTAATGGCGCAGGGCTTCGACAAGGCTTCAGTTCGCAGGGGTATGTAAATGGCAACAACATTCAAATACGTCCAAGGCGACACAGGTCCACAGATCAAAGTTACGCTCACAGAGGAAGACAGCGGGGACGCCGTAGACCTAACAGGTGCTACCGTCACGTTGCACTTTAGAGCGGCAGGCGAAGACGAGGTTTTGTTTTCACGTGAGTTTTTTGTGAACCCAGATACAGCAGAGACAGGTATCGCTGTCCTTCAGTGGCAGACTAACGATCTAAACCAAGAGGCAGGTGCTTACGAAGGCGAGATCGAAGTAGTGCGCAACAGCGGAATCCGCGAAACGTTGTTCGACAAGCTGAAGTTTAAGATACGGGAAGACTTTGCATGAAGTTAAAATCCGCAGTCTTTGTAAACAAAATAACAGCTACGTTCGCGCAGCTGAAGACTGTTTCTGCGAATGCGGTAACTTTTAATCGTATTGTTTCTGAGGCTGAAGCGGGTAACTTTGTTTACTTCGCTGAGTACTTTGACACGTATTACATCCGCGACGGCGCAAGACCTTCTGACCAGCTAACATTTAGCTTCGAGAAGTTTTTCGACAGCGTGGAGACTGCGTCTGTAGCGGAAGTTCACTTCTCCGACATCGGGAAAGTTCTGGCGGATTCCGTCAATATTGCCGACGCTGACAGGGTCCAAAAAGACTTTGCGCGGTTCTTATACGATGCTCCTGCGGCACTGGAAGCTATTGCTAAGCATATAACCAAAGCTCCGTTTACGGACGACGGCTACATCACAGACAATGATACGGTCCAGTTCGATAAGGTATCGTCTGACGGATTTATAGCTGCGGATGCTCAAGCCCTAGACGTAGGCAAGCCTGTAGCGGACGCGTTTGCAGCGTCAGAAGCGCATTTTGCAGCGGTAGGTAAGCCACTCGCAAATACATTTACTGCCTTAGACGAACCAGAACTTGCGTATTCTAAGGGTGCGACTGACACGTTTGCACTAACAGACGATGACTTTGTAGACGTTGGTAAGGTTGTCGAGGATACTCCTTCTCTTACGGACGCGCATTTCTACGACTACGGCCTTCAGGGTAACGCGAGCGTTTACTTTGCAGAAGACTATGTCGATTCAAGCTACAGTCTTGCGCTAGATATTCTTACAATTCTTGACTTGCCAAGCCTAGGGCCGGGCAAAGTTGTAGCCGACAGTGCTTCAGTAGCAGAGAGTTTTGCACGACAAGTAGACTACTCTCGCTCGTTCGATGACGATGTGTATTTCACTGACGATGTGGATGGTGAAGCAACCATTCTTGACGATCAAGAAATGCAATTCTTCAAGTTTACCACAGATTTTGCCGGGGCGAGCGACTTATTTGACCGCACCGTGGCATATTCGCGAGCTTTCTCGGATACAGCAGGGCTTTCCGAAAGCACAAATGTGCTTACAAGTAAACATATTTATGATATACCTGTGGCAAGCGAAAACATTGCGAAGTCGTTTTCTCGGCTTCGTGCAGACAGCGCCCTAATAGGAGACGCTGCAATAGTAACCCCCGGAAAGGTGTTACTGGATTTGACCTCAATAGCCGACGCGGGGTCACTTCTGAGTCAGGGGTTTACTTCTGATCCAAACTATTTTGCGGGAGATTATGTCGGCACTTCCCGCGCGTTCTAAAGGAGATCGTTATGATCAACGAAAACTTAAAGCTCTCCGGTCAGCTTAACATCGTCCTCAAGGACAAGGCCGGAAACGTGAAAGAAGAGCGCGAGCTTAAAAACCTCGTGGTGAATGCAGGTCTAGCGTACATTGCGTCTCGCATGACAGGCACAGACAAGGCAGTCATGTCCCACATGGGTCTAGGCTCAGGTTCGACAGCCGCAGCGGCGGCAGACACAGACCTTGGCTCTCTTCTAGGTTCTCGCGAAGCACTAGATTCCACAACCATCTCAGGAACAAACGACGAGAAAGTTGTGTACGTGTCTTCATTTGAGGCAGGCGACGCAACAGGCGCAGTCACTGAGGCAGGTATCTTTAACGCCGCGTCAGGTGGCGACATGTTGTGCCGCACAGTCTTCTCAGTCGTTAACAAGGCCGCAGACGATACGATGTCCGTTACTTGGACAATCACACTGTCAGCGTCTTAAGGTTAGAAGGGGCGTAACCTATGGCTACGATTACAACTAGATCAGGTAAGGGTTCGCCCCTCACTAACGCAGAGCTTGACGCGAACTTTACCAACCTGAACAGCGACAAAGTCGAAACATCGTCGATCTCGACGTTTGGGGGTTCGTTGATTGATGACGCTGACGCGTCGACTGCGCGAACAACTTTAGGACTTGGCTCGCTGGCAACAGCAAGCACGATTAGCAACACCGAATGGAGTGGAACCGACCTATCTGTCGCCAATGGCGGTACGGGAGCTTCTTCTGCTGCGGCTGCTAGAACAAACTTAGATGTAGACCAAGCGGGTACAGCGTTGGCTCTAGCAATAGCATTGGGGTAAGCCATGGCGAATACTTTTAAAAATTACACCGCATCCTGCACCGACGCCACGGAGACGACGGTATATACAGTTCCTTCGGCTACCACAGCGGTTATCATCGGTTGCAACGTTGCAAACACAACAACTTCGCAGATTAAGGTGGATGTCAAAATCGCCTCCAAATTTGTAGTTAAAGCGGCTCCGATCCCAGCGGGTGCGGCGCTTAGTGTCTTGGATGGCAAGATCATCGCAGAGGCAGCAGACACAGTAACAGTCACGTCCGACAATAGCTCTGGCAACGTTGACGCGATCCTATCAGTTCTGGAGCAAACCTAATGTCTAAATATATCGGCACAAAAGCAGTCAATCTTAGCACCACATCGGCTGACGTTACTGGTAATGCCGATATAGACGGCAACCTAACGGTTGGCGGTGACCTCACAGTTTCTGGTACAACGATCACTGTAGACCACGCTACAGCCCAAACGGTTGATCT